AAAGGCGGAATAGCAGCGTTTAAGTCGCTTGTATTTTCAATATCTATTTTAAACATATTCTTACCTTGATACTTTTGATGGATTATCGACTAGTAGCTTGATTTTAAAATCCTCTACCATAATGATCGGCTCCCCCTCATATTTTGACTGCAATGATGAGCCTCTAGGGAATATGACCCAGTCTCCCTCTTTTACATAAGGGCCGCTTGGAAACTGATCGCCCTTATAACTATCTGGGCCAAGTTTTAATACCATGCCAACCATCGAATTGTATTCTAGGTCGTCTTTTACGGCAGTTTGCGGAATGATAACTCCTCCTCTTGTAACTTCTTCAACAGGAGGTTTGTATATAAGAATTAATACATTGATTCCAGTAACCGATACTTCCTTGAATCTCTCTATCATTACTTCTTTATCAAAAGAAGTAAGATCAATTCCTTTGGTTTTAAAATCTTCTGGTTTATAATTGATGTGAGTTTCTGCCTCAAAAATTCTATCTTTACTTAAAGCAGAATGAGTACTATCATTCATATGATTTGCCTATTAATTGAAGGTTAAGTTGGTGAATTAATGAGGGTATTTATATTTCGAAGCCTTAAACACCCTCTAGTTGCAAAATATAGATCAGTTAATCATTGTTATTTACCTCTATTATGTGCTTGCCGACCAGTTCAAGTGCTATATCAAGACCAGCTATTACTCCGACATGATACTTGTAACCCTCTAAACTACAAATCGCAGATGGGTTACTTAAAATGTCCTTGTATTTTTCAATCTCGGCACTGATACTTCCTATAATATCTGAAGTAAAAGAGCTTCGGTTGTAGATATTATTTCGGTTCATTCCAATCATTTACCGCTCCTTCCCATATTTCTAGGTTTCACTACAGCACCGCTCTTGTTAGCAACATCTTTTCTAATTTTAGCAGCTCCGCCGGCAGCATATTTATTGCAAGCTATGTCTTTTTCTCTGGCTCTTTCTTGCATTTGACGCATTGCAAGCTCTCTTTTTTGCCTATCCATAAATGATCTCCTCTTGTGTTGGTGTTGATGAAATTTGTGACCGTAGCGCTTCTACTTGCGCCTTTAACTCAGCTTCTTTCGCCTTGTACTCAAGTTTTAGTAATTCAAGCTCGGTCTTACTGTTTATTTCCTGCTCCTTAGTTAACGTATCTATTACTTTTTCCTTCTCGTTTAACTCGAGCTTTAAAAGTTCAATTTGATATTTCTGCTCTGCAAGCTGTTGAGCTTCAGCTACTTTTAATTCAGCTAAATACTTCTCTTGTTCTAGTTTTGCCTTATCAAATTCAATGTTCATTTGGGTCTTATAGCCGTCAGCTTCAATATTTAAATGAGCTAGCCGTTCCTTTGACTCTACTTCAAGGCGCCGCTGCTCAATATCTGCAATCTGAACCTGCAGAGCTGGGTCTATAGGTTGTTGTTCCTGCTGCTGCTCAGGCGGAATTTGAGGAAGTAGTATCTTATCAATATCGTTAATACCAAGTGCCTGATATACTTTTAAATACACCTCTCTCATGTTATGTAGCTCGGGATTGCTGCTAGCTAACTTTAAAATACTTTCTGCCTTGATTATTCGCTGCGTAGAAGATTCAACAGACGGATCGGATACAGGTATAACTTTCAAACTCTCTTTATCCAGAGGTAGAGACGGCAAATTGAACATTTTAAAAAAGAGTTGTAGCTCTTCACTAAAACTACTATGGACTGTTCTCATTATTGCCGATTGCATCCGATTGGATACTTCAAGCAAGGCAATAGTAGTACCGACAGGCATATTCTGATTATTTTCAGCTAGTCCTGCTTCCGTTGTAGATGCTAATTCCTGTGTCTGAGCAGTTATCCGGTTAATATATTCAAGTAAAGCGGGAGACGGCCCATTATAAGGAAGCGTCATGATTGAATCACGCAAGGATAAATTACCCGTTTCAACAGTTACAAACTGCCCGGGTAATATTGTTAAATCATTATTAGTAGTCTTTATTCCCTTGGACTTCATCCCTCCCGGGAAATTCTGGAAAATAGCTGCATCAATCGCCATTTGCTGCATGGAAGTTAAGCTCTTTGAATTAGAGCCGAGGATTTGAGCAAGACCTAGTCCAAAAACATCAAACCCGGGGAATAAATTATAATGAATAAAGCAGTTAATCCTTGTTCTGGTTGGATCGTTTTCATCCCAGTTTGGCGTAAGTGATACGATCTGATTAGTAACACCGCATCTGGTAATAACATAAGGTAATGGTATGCTGTAATCTTCAAGCGAAGAGCTATCATCAAAAAAATCATTTAAAACCAGATATTCGTGCGTTTCATAAAAAGGAAAACGGGAGCTGGTCGGATCAACCTGTTTTGACCCTGTTTCGTCCTTTGCTTCTTCGCCCTCGCTGCTACCTAGGTTATCCAGGTAATCAAGGTCAAGTTTGGAAAATATCCCGCTATTCATATTAAAGAGGATTTCCCTTTTTGAGAGATACCTAATATGGGTTAGACGATTTGATTCGGTAATACTTGAGCAGTTATTATCAAATAAAAAGTCCTCAGGCATAATAAACCGGCTCAATGGTTTGCCTGTAATAGGATCGTAGTATATTTTCCTAAAGACACATCCATAAAGAATCAGATATAACAAGAACCGATCGTAATCAGGATAAAAGCCTTTATCGTCGACAGTTAAATACTCGTTTAAAATATCCCTGACCATCTCGCCTTTTAATTCGTAATCTTCCTCCACACTGATATCGGTTCTAAAGCCTACAGGGCCGGTAGCGGGTAATAATTCAGAGCGAAGCGTTGCCCAGAGCCGAAGAACGCTGCTAGAGAAAGTAGTATCGTAAGTCTTAACCTGCGCGCTGTTTCCAATAGAAGAATTGGATTTACGGGTGTTGGCAACATCCCCGTCTTGTATTTCCTCAATTTTAAAGCCGAGTAGATTTTTTGCCTTTTCAATTATATCAAGCCAAGGTGCGCGGTTTTTCTTATCTTTTTTTGTTACCTCTTCAAGGTAAGCAGCTATTTTATCCCTGACTGCTTCTGGTATATCATCCGCAAAATTACTGTTAAACGGCATAACACTCGGAGCTAATTCTTCACCACTCTTATCCATACGTGATAAGATTTGATCCTCTAAAGATAAAAGAGGATCATCCATTGCTTCGGGAAGTTCTACTTCTTCCGGTAAAATACCCATATCTTGTTCTAGTGGGATTTGTTCCTCTATAGGTAATTCTTGAGTAAGATTTAGAGATTCAGGCTCCAAATTCTCTAGCCTTGACAAATCAGGATTAGTCTTTCTTTTTTGCTTTCTTCTTGTTGCCATTAGTATAATTTCCTAGGTTTAGTAATGGTTTCATCTTCCTTGACATCGCTTGTATGGGTTAAAGCATCAAAGTCTCGGAGGTACAAAATTGCCTGTGTCATTGAGTCAACGAGGTCTTTTGACTCCCCATTTGGAAAGGTTATCACTGTTTCTAAAAACTCCTCAGCAAACGGAGTTAGCCTTTCAGGGTTTTTCTCTTCAGTAGGTAAATAAATAAGCCCGCACTCAATAAACGGCGCTGCTCTCTGGACTCTTGCATTCTTATCGCCTTTTGGGGTGTAACCTATAGCGGGAATCCCTCCGAGCCTGAGGTCTCGAATTAACGGATCGCCCGTTGCCTTTGCTTCTATTAGACAAAAATCAACAGTTCTTTGTGCAGGCATTGGGTTTTTATGCTCACCCGTATCTTTATAATCTTTGGCAAGTCTTTGAGCCCTGCTTCGCAAGTCTGGATAGCCTACTCGATCACGCCAACTAGAGAGCAGCATCATTCTAAATAGCTCATCATCGGATTTTTCGCCCCATACTCCCCAAGTAGTACAAGCAGAATATGCAGCGCTCGGTTCATCAGAAATTGCCGTATCCCAGCTTTGCAATATGTAATCAAATTTAGGCTTAATGGGACTTCCCCAGAGCTTAAACCATTTTTTCTTAAGTATTCCGCCGCCAATTGGAGAAGGTCTTTGCTGGCACTGCCCAGCATATCCATAAGAGCCGAGTAGCTTTTTTAATTCACTTACCTGCTTCTCGCCGAAGCGTAAGTCATTAAGCACCTCTCCTTCTTTGTTTCTTGGGTCTTCCCAAATAACCTGATCTATGCCAAGGGGAACTGTTATACACTTTCGTTTTTCTTCAAACTCTAGAGGGAGCACTAACTCTACCCAGTCGCTATCGCTATCGTTCTTTCTGATATAGCCGGTTAAATCGTTCTCATGTGTTCTTTGCTGGACAACTATTCGGCAGTCATTAGCCGGGTTATTTGAACGGGTAGACATTCTTTGCGTCCACCAGTTAATTACGTTCTCACGTTTGATTTCCGATAAGTCCCCTGGGTCATTAGGGTCATCAATGATAATAATTGAACCGCCTTTACCGACAGTTTTAGATACTACGCTCGTTGATTGCCTATATCCTGTCTTTGTATTCTGGAAAAAGCTTTTAACGTTCTGGTCTTTTAGAAGAGGGAATCTATACCCCCAGTTATCCTGATACCAGTTGCTTTCGAGTAAAGCTCTGTTTTTCTGTGCATGCTCAAGGCTTAAGGAATTAACGCAGGAGACAGTTAAAAACCGCTCACTAGGGTTATGTATCCACACCCACGCAGGAAAAGCTACCGATATTAAATTGGTTTTACCGGTTCGAGGAGGAACATTAATAATCAGCTTCTTTATTTGCCGTGCGTAAACCGCTTCTAAATGCTCGGCTATTGCCCTTATATGCCAGCTATCAACATAAGGCATATTACCCTCAATATAAGGCCATGCCGCTTTAAAAAATTCATATAAAGAGCCTGTAGCTAGGTATCGTTCTTTTAAAGAGAAAAGCTTTGCTCTTTGATTTTCTATCTCTGCTAGGTGCATCAAACTTATTCAAGTATTATTTTTACTTAAATTAATTATAACACACCACTTTTTAATCTTGATTTTCTCGTGCTTTTTTGAGTTTTATGCTTCTGCCGTTTGTGTTATACATAATAAAATTTTAATAATTTAAAACAGGAGAGAAATCTTATGAAAAAAACATCATTATTGCTTGGCATTTTACT